CACTCAAGGTCAATTCGATGCTCTTGTTAGTTTTGCTTTTAATGTTGGTCTGGGAACATTACAGCGCAGCACCCTCCGTCAGAAGGTTATTCGGGGCGAAATGGACGAAGCGGCAGAAGAGTTCTTGAAATATACGCTCGCTGGCGGTAAAGTACTGAAAGGGCTAGTCACCCGCAGAAACGATGAAAGAGCCTTATTCTTGAGTTAATATGCCACTACAGAAACTACAATTTAAGCCAGGAGTTAACCGAGACCAAACTAACTATACCAATGAGGGTGGTTGGTTTGAGTGCAATAAGATCCGTTTCCGTTCAGGCTATCCCCAGAAAATAGGCGGTTGGCTACGCTATGGGCTATACACCATAGTAGGCGCTTGTAGGCAAACCTTTAACTGGATTACCACAGCTTCAGATAACTACTTGGCTATGGGAACGTCTAGGAAGCTCTATATTGATGCAGGGCAAACCCTATACGACATTACCCCAATACGGGCTACCTCTGTTTCTCCAGCAACCAATAACTGCTTTACAACGGTAAATGGCTCTAAAACGGTTACGGTAACTATAGCCTCCCACGGGGCTACAGATGGTGCTTATGTTACATTCTCTGGTGCTTCAGCGGTAGGCGGAATTACAGCACCAAACTTAAATACTGAGTTTATTATTACTTATGTAGACGCAAACTCCTTTAGGATTACCACGGCTACAGCAGCTACATCCTCAACCTCTGGCGGTGGCACTGGAATCACAGCCGCTTTTCAAATCAATATTGGTAACGACAACGGTGTTCTAGGATACGGCTGGGGAGCAGGTGCTTGGGGGCGTGGTGCTTGGGATTCTGGCGCTTCTACTCCTACTGTTACCCCACAAAAAGATTGGTTCTTAGGTAATTTTGACGATGATCTTGTGGCTAATATCCGTAATGGAACAATTTATTACTGGAAGTATTCAGGCGGTGTAGCAGTTAGAGCCACACCTTTAGCCACCACAACCATAGACGGTATTGCTCCTGCGGATGTGCCTACCCAAGCAACCCAAATCTTAGTTTCCCAGAACGATAAGCATTTATTGGCTTTTGGTGCAACTCCTTATGGTGGAGGTGCGTTTGATCCCCTATTAATCCGTTGGGCAACCCAAGACCAGCCTAATGTCTGGACTCCGCTAGTGACTAACTCGGCAGGATTCCTGCGAGTATCCCGTGGTTCTGCTATTGTCTGTGCCATAGCAACTCGTCAGGAGATCCTTGTATATACAGAGGGAACTATAAGTTCTTTACAGTTCGTAGGTACTACGGATGTATTTAGCCTTACAGAGCTTTCGGATAATATTTCTATTATTAGTCCCCGTGCTGTTAGTGGAGTCAATAATGTGGCTTATTGGATGGGGCATGATAAGTTCTACGCCTATGGTGGGCGGGTTGAGACTTTGCCTTGTTCTTTAAGAAATCATGTTTTTCAAAACTTTAACTACAACCAAGCCGATCAAGTTATTTCTGGAACTAACGAGGGCTGGAACGAAGTCTGGTGGTTTTACCCAACGGCAGACAGTAACGTCAATAACGCCTATGTAATCTATAACCACCTAGAAAAAATTTGGTATTACGGCACAATTAACCGCACGGCATGGTCAGATTCATCTCTAAGGGATTACCCTCAAGCCATAACAGAGACCTATTTTACTGGTGCAGTTTCAGGTACAACGCTAACAGTCACATCTATTTCTTCTGGTATTTTGCAAGTTGGCTCAGTCATTACTGGTACTGGATTGGCTACAGGAACGGTTATAACGGCTCTAGGCACAGGTACAGGCGGGGTTGGTACTTATACCCTTAATATCTCCCAGCTTGTAGTACAGACTGCTATGACTGCTAATGGCATTATCTATAACCACGAGCAGGGTACAAATGACAATACTACGGCTATGACTTCTTATATAGCCTCTTCCGACTTTGACCTTGTAGACGGGGATCAGTTTATCTTGACTAAAAGGATCATTCCTGACCTTAGTTTTACTGGATCAACCGCCAATTTACCTGCGGTCACAATGTACATAAAGCCTCGTAACTTTCCTGGTAATGCTTATTCCAACATAGATGCTGAGAATGTTATTGAGACATCGGTAGATGTCTATACCGAGCAGATATTTATGAGGGCTAGGGCTAGGCAGATGGCAATTGAGATTTCATCAACGGACTTAGATGTCCAGTGGCAGTTAGGCAGTCCTAGATTGGATGGCAGACCAGATGGACGCAGATAATGGGAATGCAAAAGTTTCGGGCGCCAGCCCTACCGCTTGCGACACCAGAATACGACCCGCAACAGTTGGCTCAACTTATCGGGGTTTTACGGCTTTATTTTACACAATTGGATTCAAATGTTCCTTTACAAACGGACGGAATCAGGCTATTAAATTTGCCAACATCGGGGTACAATTTGCCAGACGGCACTGTATTTCAGGTTGGCGAAGACTTGCGAATTGTTGTACCTTATATTTCTTATCTATATGGAGTATCAGCCACAGCTAGTGTGGGTACGGTAACGGTAACTATTATATGACACCATCAGAGATTATTTTACAAGACCAATACAGTCAAGCAGATGACCCAAAGAAGGCTCTGATAAGCATTGACCGTATTCTAAAGTCTGGAAATGGAATACTATTACAGAAAAATAATTCACTGCTTTTCTTGATTCGTTTGGGCGAGGGAGAGGTTGAATTGCATTTATATACAATAGATCCACCCCAATCTTTAGCGTCCGCTATTCAGTACTTCATTGAAAAGATTAGAAATTCTGAAATTAAAAAGGTTTACTTTATTAAACCCAAGAGCGGAGAACAGATTGTCAGAATGCTCAAAACTTACGGTGTAGACATCCAAAAGTCTGACCGCAAACAATACGCTTATATGGCTAAAGTATGAGATATAACCTAGAAAGTACATTACCAATTAATGCGTTCTCTCCCCGTGGAGGGCGTGGTCCATTTTCCTACGGCATGACCTTAGAGGGTGGAGTAATTGAAACTGTTGGCGATGTAGTTGGCGGAACAATTGAAACTGTTGGCGAAGGGATTATTGAAGGTGGCAGAAGTGTAAACAACTTCGTTAAGGATGAGATTCCTGGCGGTTGGGCAACAGTTGCTGCTATTGCCGTACCATATGCCGCACCTTACTTTACAGGAGCTGCGTTAACCGCTGGACAAGCTGCTGCTTTGGCTGCTGCTACAAGTGCTACCGCTGGAGCCATTGAAGGCAGAGACCCAGAAGATATTTTAAAGAGTGCCGCTTTATCTGCCGCAGGTTCGTATGGTCTTAGTTCTTTAGGTGGGACTGGGGAAAGCATTGATTTGCCCTCAGAAACTCCCTATATAGATATGCCCGATGGCGCTGAGTTATTAACTCCTGAGTCTATTCCATTAGAAACAGCAATACAAACATCACCTTCTCCTAGCTACGAAACAAATATTAATGATTTAGGTGCTGGCACAAGCTCTTATGGAGAAGCAAATGAGCTTCCTGATTCTGGTGCAGATTCAACATTTACACCTAAGAAAATAGATCTAAGTCAAGCAAATCCAGATGTAAGCAATGTTAGTACTACTGATTTAGGTTTTACGGCTATTGATAATCCTTTTTTTGATTTTGATGCAGATACTGGCGCAGCAATGAGAGATTATGCAAGTAGCCCAGAAATTATTGCAGCGTCTTCAGCACCGCCTCCTTTATCTCCAGAAGAAAAATTAAAGGATGATTTTTTTAAAGAATTTGTAAATAACCCACAAAATCCAAGACCAGGATTTTTCCAAGATCCTCTAAAAAATTTAGGAAATAGAGCGTCTGATGCTATTGATTATCTTCAAAATGCGCCAGAGAAAACATATGATTATTTAACAAAGACCCCAATAAAAGAAATGGGGTCTGATCTTTATGACTTTGCAGGAAGAAATAAATATGAATTAGGGATAGGAGCATTAATGCTGTCTGGCGCTGGAGGTCAACCCCAACCTCAACCTCAACAATACCCTGCTGGTTATACCCCAAGCGGTCCTTATACTGGTGGGTACGGTTCTTCTGGTGGCGTTGCAGACCCTTATTTATTAAGAAATCGAGTAACGGCTCAAGATGTTTATAGATATCAAAACCCATATGACCGATATGCAACCGTTAATAGACGGTATGCAAAAGGAGGAGAAGTGAAACACTTTTTTCTAGGTGGAATTACTAATACGCTAAAAAGTGTATTGCCATATGCAGGCATTTTTGCAGCTCCATTTATCTCTAGTCCTGCTGCGGCAGTTGGTATAGGAGCTTTGTCTTCAGGATTTGGCGGTCGTTCAGGATCAAATTTTGATATGAAACGTGCATTGATGGGTGGTATAGCTGCCTATGGTGCATCTACCCTTGGGGCTGGCTTGGAAGCTGCTGGTGCAACTCCAGCGGCTGCCGCTCCTATTTCTGATTTGGCTACAGTTCCACCTGGCACGGTTGGAGAAGGGATTGTAAATCAAACATCTGCCTTAGTTAAAGAACCTTCCGTTGCTAAAAGTTTTTTTAGAGATACTGATGCAATGCAACGAGGCGTTGGCAACTTACTAAGTTCCGACTCTGATGCTGCATCTAAAGCTTTTGCTACTAAAGCTGGCACATTTAAAACGGGTATTCCACTGGTAATGGGTACTACTGGAATGATGGCTATAGATGAAGCCAACAAAATGAGAGAAGAAGCAGAACTTGCGGCAGGTCCAGCAAGACGAGAAAACGCAGATATGTTAGCCAGAATAGCTAAAGGCAGAAAACGGGCAGAAGAAGCTGTAATGGCAAACCCTTATATGTATGCTATGGGTGGTCAAGTAGACGATGAATTAGGCGGTGATTACTCTGCTATGGGAATGGATCAAGGTAATATGCAGAAAGGTCTATTTGGTATGGGGTATGCTGAAGGTGGGAATGTTTCCAAAAAAGAAAGACAAGACTTTCTTGATATGATTAATTTTGAGGCAAGAACTATACCTCCTGCACGAAATATAGAAGGCATTGGTTTTGCAAGCTCACCGCCAGCAGTTCAAGGAAGATTAGGTGGAAATATTGATGCTTTAGGGGGCAATATTCGTGCTGGCGCATCTGGTATGGCAATGATGGGGCCAGATAGAAAATTAATTACATCACCTGGAATGGTAGATGTTGGCTATAGAAGTCGTGTTGGCCCTGGGGAATTAGATATTGGTCTTCAAAGAGCTATACGATCTATGCCTGGCAGAGATAAAGATTATGCTGTAAATGCAAATTATAAAATTCCATTTGCAGAAGGTGGCACTCCTAGATTTTTATCAGGCGGTGGAGATGGCATGAGCGACTCTATCCCAGCTACAATAGGTGGAACTCAAGAAGCTAGACTGGCTGATGGCGAATTTGTTATCCCAGCCGATGTCGTGTCTCACCTTGGAAATGGCTCTTCCAAGGCTGGTGCAAAACAGTTATATTCTATGATGGATAGGGTTAGAAAAGCTCGTACAGGCAATGAAAAGCAAGGTCGTCAGATTAAACCCAACAAACTGATGCCAGCTTAAAGGATAAATTATGGCTCAAACTACTACAGTCACAACAGGTCAACAATCAATCCCACAGGAGTTAATGCCGTATTTTACTGGCGTTGACCAAGCCTACGGAATCCTACCAAAAGCACAAGAAGTATTTGCCAGAGACTATGCCAAAGCTTATGGTGATCCTTTAGCCAAAATGGGATTAGAAGGTGCTGGACGAATTGCTGGGTTGTCTACACCAGAGACAACTGCTGGACAACAGATTGCTGCAATGCAACGTCCAGAACAATTTACAACTGGCTATGGAGCATATGCTCAAGGTTTAGGAGCTTTAGGGTCAATGTTAAGCCCTGAACAAACCCAAGCTTATATGTCGCCTTATGCTCAAAATGTTATTGACGTTAACAAAGCCGAAGCTCTAAGGGACGCACAAAAAGGATTAATGGCGCAAAACTTAGGTGCTGCTCGTCAAGGAACCTATGGTGGTGCTAGACAGCTATTAGCCCAGACTGAAGCCGATAGAAACCTTCAGACTAAGTTAGGTCAAATACAGGCTATGGGGCTACAGAACGCTTTTGAAGCTGCTCAGAAGGCTCAGTTAGGGTCTGCTGCTACTTATGGTCAATTAGGTCAAGGATTGGGTCAGCAAGGTGCGTTACAACAACAAGCTGATTTAGCCCGATCTACTGCTCTTGGAGCATATGGCGGTACAGAACGTAGTGTTGCACAGCAACAATTAGACGCTCAGTATCAAGACCAAATGAGAGCCTTAGGATTCCCAGAACAACAGTTAGGTTCTTTTGCCAATATTTTACGTGGCGTACCATTAGGAGATGCCGCTGGCACTCAAACCATGACTACTCCTCCACCAAGTTTTGCTAGTCAATTGGCTGGTATTGGTGTAGGAGGTCTTTCTTTATTTAATATGATGGGTAAATCATGAGCATCTTATCTGCCATCCGTCAGCAGTCTAGTTCAATTGATGATCTAGCTAAATTGCCACAAGC